AAGCGGCGGCGGTGACGTACCAGCGGGTCGCACTGGCGAGGCGCGGCTCCACGACAAGCTGGAACTTGCCGGAGAACACGTTCACATCGTCGAGCCGCGCGGGCGCGAGGGTGGCGAGCACGGCCTCGGCTGCGGTTTCCAGCTCCGGCGGCACCAGCACGAAACGCGGGGTGACGCTGATCGGCTGGCCGGAAAGGCCCTTCTGGCGCCGCATCAGCCGGCGCGCCTCGGAGAGCGTCGTCATGCCTGGCGCACCGGCCGTGCCGATGTTGCCGTGATCGGCATGGAACAGCCGCTTGCCGTCCGCCATGGTCGGTCCGAGGCCCACGCCCTGCACCAGCAGGTCGGTGAGGAACTTCGCCTCGAACTCGGCGCAGGCCACGCCGAGGTGCCCGGACAGGTCAGTGAACGCGCCGAGGTCATCGTTGACCAGCGCCTGCCGGTCGATGCCGATGATCCGGCCGAAGGTGGCCACGGCATAGGTTTCCTCGGCTTCGGCCATGGTGCCGCTCTTGAACTCGCCGTTCTCGCCCACCGGCTCCGGCAGCGGCGCCTCGCCGAGCTGCAAGCGCCGCTTCGCGCGGAAGTCGCGGGCGGTGGTGGCCTTCGCCAGTGCCTTCACACCGGCCGGGGCAGCGGCGTAGCTGGCGCGCAGCGTGCGGCCCACCGTGTCGCCGAGGATCAGCGAGAAGTCGGACGTGGTGTGCAGGGCACGGGTGATGACGGCCGCAGCAGACAGGCCCGTGGTCGAGACGCCCGCGCGCCGGAGAATGTCGCGGCCGATCTCGGGCATGGTCAGCCCGTAGAACTGCCGGGCCTCCGGCGCGAGCTGGTGCGCGGGGTTGGCGCGGGCATAGAGCGCCTCGCCGATCCGGGCGCAGCGCACCGCGGGGTCATCGTGATCCATGCCCACGGTCGCCCGCGTCGTGCGCAGCGGCGTCGCGCTGCGGCGGCGCAGGGCGTCGAGCGCGGCGGCACGCTCGGCCGCGGGGTCCGGCGGGTCTTCGCCCTCGGCCGGCTCGGCCATCTCGCCCGCCCACGGGGCGGCAAGGCCCGCGATCTGCGCGAGGGCGCGCACCTCGGCCGACTCCTCGGCGCGGGTGCGGGGGGCGGTGTCGGCCGGGTCGGCCGCGGTCGGTTCGGGCATGGCTTGCCTCACGGTTGCGCCGGGATCGGCGGGGATGGGGACGAGAGAAAGTTCGATGGGCGTCCACGCGGCGGCGACCATGACGCGGGTGCCGTTCTCGGCACGCTGTTCGCGCCAGCTCGCGACGGTGTAGCCGAGGCTGACGCCGCGAAGGTGCCCGGCCTCGATGTCCGCGAGCACCTCGTCGCCGTCCGCCCGCTCGGTCACCTGAAGCGACACGATCAGGGCGCCGTCTTCGATCCGCGCGGCGACCACACTGCCGAGAACATCGCGGCGCGAGCCCTGCCGATGCGCGTCGAGCACCGGGGCACCCACCAGCCGCGACAGGTCCGCCCCGGCGAGGTCGAGCACCTCGGTATATGGGCCGCGGGCGTCGCGCCGGGCGACAGGGGCGCCGGTGCTGGCGACGGCCTCTACCGTCCGCGCGGTGCGGTCGAGGGTGGCCGGGCGTAGGGACAGGGCCGCGGCGGTCATCAGTAGAGCGCCACGATGCCGGCGGCCGTGGTGCCGGTCGCGAGCACGCGGTGCGGCGCCATCGGGAGCATCACGTTGTCGCCCACGGGGAACGTTGCAATCTCGCCATCGGCGCCGCGCAGCACGAGATTGCCGCCGGTGCCGATCCACAGGGCGCGCGGCTTCTCGGCGAGGTCCACCGTGTCGGACGGTGTGACCGGTGCCCAGCGATCCACGCTCACCAGCGGGTTGCCGGAGCGTTCCAGCCTGAAAAGGTCATCAATCATCGCGGTTATCTCCGTCTGCGGGCGGCGGGGTCATGGGCTGACGCGGGCGCGCAGGGGTGCGGGCCGCGTCGTCGGCAATCTCGCGGTCGAGCTGCGCCACGTCCCAGCCGCGGGCGGCGACGGCTTCGCGACGGCTCATCAGGCCCGCGTCCATCGCGGCGACGGTGGCCTGTACTTCCTTCACCGGATCGACCCAGCCCCAGCCCGGCGTGATCCAGCGCGCGGCGAGGAAGGCGTCGGGATCGTCGGCGAGGCCCGCGGCATCGATCCGGCCGGCAAGGGCCTCGGTCGCGAGCCACCGCTGCCAGACGGGGCGGCAGAACTGCCGGATCAGGACGTGGTGCTGGATTGCCTCGATCCGGCGCCGGAACTCGATCAGCGCGGCGCGGGCGCTGGAATAGTTGCTGCCGGAATAGTCCCCGGTGAGCTGTTCGAAGGTCACGCCCGCACCGGCCGCGACGGCGCGCAGCACGATCCGCATGAACTCGTTGGCCTCGGCGCCGATCGCGGGCGGGTCGGAGAACTTGATATCCTGCCCCGGACCCAGAACCTTGACGGTGCCCGGCTCCAAGCCGCCGTCGAGCACGCCGCCGGACTGGTCGCCCTCGAAGCCGCCGGCGCCGCCCTCCTGATCGGTGACGAAGCCCGCGAGCATGGCGCCGATTTGCTGGCGCACCACTTGGGCATCCAGCGTCTTGTCGAGTTCGCCCAGCAGCACCAGCACCGGCGCCAGCCACGACAGGCCGCGGAGCTGGCCGGGATAGGTCGGGCGGAAGAGATGCAGCACGTCCTCGGCGGGCACGCGAACCGGCGTGATCGCGGTGGCGAAGGGAAGGTCCGGGGACTCCGGCAGCACATGGAACGCGACGCGGCGCCCGCGGCCGTCCAGCTCGACGCCCGCCACAATCCGCGCCCCGTCGCCGAGGTCGCGGTGCAGGCTGCCGTCCACCTGTTCGGCCGGGATCAGGCGAACGGTGGTGCGGCCGTCATCGTCGGTTTCGAGCCGGGCGAAGCACTCGCCGTCGCGCACCATCGCCAGCGCGGCGAGGTACTGAAGGCCGTAGAAGTCGGACAGGCCGGTTGCGTCGGCGCGGTCGGTCCACCGCTCGAAAGCCTCGGCGATGCCCGGCCGGTCGGACACGGCCTTGATGCCGGAGCCCACCAGCGCGGCGGCGAGCACCTCGCACAGGGCGCGGGCGTGGGGGTTGTTCTCGTAGGCGTAGCGGGCACGGGCGCGCAGCGTCGCCGCGGCGGCAAGCCCGCCGGTGACCGGCGCGGGCGTGGTCGGCGCATCCTTCCACCGGCGCCCGCCCCCGGCCGCGTCCCAGCTCCGGCGCTGCGGCGCCGGGGGCGGTGCCATGAAGGCGCGAAGGGCGCGGGTCAGGCGGGTCATTCGGCGACCCGTGCTTCAGGGTGGTAAACCTTGATGCGCACCATAAGGGAATTCACGACGAAGCCGATGGGGATCACGATTGCCGGGCTCAGATGGGCGGCGCCGAGGGCGAGCTTCTGGAACTCGAAGTCCAACAGCGGCTCATCGGCGTCGCGGGGGTCGAGAACCTGCCTTTCAACGTTGCCGTCTGCCCCCAGAAGGCCACGACTCCGCGCGTGAAAGATCAGTTCATCTTGAAGAAAGCGATGGATATCGCCGAGGTCCGTCGTCAGAATGCCCCAGTCTTCCCAGAAATTCGGCTTTTCGAAGTCCACATTCGGTGAGTTCTTCCCCTCAACAAACATAGAGCCATCGAGAGCAAAGTACTCGCGCCAGTCAAAGGCGAAGCCGTTAGCCTGCCGAAGACGGAAAAGCGCAACTATGGCGTCCGCGAAGCCTGCCGACACATCGGACCGCAGCGCAGCGTCGCCGAGGTGCGCCATGATCTTGATCTTCAGCACGTCCGCGATGGTGTAGAGCCGATCCCGGCCGGGGCCGGGGCGCGACTCGTGAACCGTGATCACACCGCGGGCGATCCAGTTCTGTAGTGTCGTGCGCTTCAGGCCCGCGAAATCGAGAACCGCAGGCGTCGCAAACAGCGGCTTGTCGATATCGAGGCGGAGTTCCAGAAGCCTCATTGCGCACCCATAGGTCATTCAGTGAGTGCAGAAAGTAGGGCGCTCACTGAATGCTGTCAACGTTCACGTTTCGGCCACGGTCGCACCCTCGGCTTCCACGGCTGCGGCAAGGGCGGCGCGAAGGTCGCGGCGAGTCAGCAAGTCGTCGTCGGAAGGCCGCTCATCCGCCGGAAGCATTTGCGCAACGGCCTTCATGACAAGAAACATGACCCGAATAGCCGGTTCGCTCAACTGATCGTGCCACATATCAGTTTCCGGGATCGCACAAGGCCCGTCGATGTCCCAAAGAAACCGGAGATGCGCTAGAACACCTGCCGGTGTCGTCGCAACTTCGCTCATGACCTGCTCGAAAGCTTCATCCCAAGCCTGATGAAGTTCATCCTCAAAATCGACCTTCACTTCATCGCCCCAGCGAGCATTGACGCGCGCCTCGGCGAGCATCGAGCGCCTCACCAACTCGGGAACCGGATCAGCAGGGAACGGGGTCGAGCCCGCGGCGGCGAGGGCGGGCAAGGCGCTAGCGGTCGCGCCGATGAGGGCGCGGCGGGAAAGAGCGGTCATGGTCGTTGCTCCGATGGGGTGTGGCTGCTAGTGTCATACACCATGACTGACTTAATGTCAGTCATCAAGATGGACTTCGCATGTCGCCAGCACAATGCCGCGCCGCGCGGGCGCTTCTCGGAATGGAACAAGCGCAGCTCGCCGAGCAGGCAGGGGTCGCTCGTTCGACCGTGGTCGATTTCGAGCGCGGCACGCGGACACCACGCGACGCGAGCCTTGCCGCCATCCGCTCTGCCCTCGAATCGGCCGGCGTCGAGTTCATCCCGGAGAACGGCGGCGGGTCCGGCGTCCGGCTGCGCCACCGCGGGTGATCAGGGGGCGGCGCCGGCTCTACTCGACGCCGCCCCCTGCCACCGGATCACCACGCGAGAAGGAGGCGCACGGCTCCGGCTGCGGACGTTTTGAGGCACCTTCCGCTGGCCTCCCCGGCGCGGGCATGACGACGCGCCGGATTCCTTGTCATCTCCCCAGCCACCGCGAGCGAATCACCCGCGGGCGTGGCGGCGCCGGTGCCGGCGCAGGGCCGGGCGCGTCGCGCAGCGGCGCCTCGGCGATTCGTGCGGCCTCTTCGTCCAGGCGCAGCCCCGCAGCCTTCAGGCCCCACAGCGCGGCCGTCGCGTACACGGTGCAGTCGAGCGCCTCGTTGCGGACGCCCGGCGCCCGCGGCTCCCAGCGCCGCACCGGGCGGCCGTGCTGGTAGCGGGTGACGACACGCTCGGCCGCGAACTGCGCGAACCACTCCGCATCCAGCTCGGCCGAGAAGCGGATCGCGGCGGGGCCGGGCGGGGCGGCGAGCCGGGCGGCGAGCTGATCCTTCAGCGTGTCGGTGCCGATCACCGCGATGGGTGTGCGGTTCTTGCCCTTCGTCATCCGGCG